GCTGCGAAAGCTGATTTTCAAATGAGACAACAAAAAGATCATCTTAATAATTTAAAATCACAAGCTGATAAAATTAAGTCACAGCAATTCAACGAATATCTTACAGAACAAAAAAGACTAGCTGCTACTAAAATCCCAGAGTATGCCGATCCAAATAAAGCTACAACTTTCAAAACTCAGTTAAAGACAACTTTAGCTGATTATGGATTTACAGATAGTGAAATTGGAAGTTTAGCTGACCATAGGTTTCTTATGGTAGTTAAAGATGCAATGGAATATAAAAACTATAAAGGACAAAAGCCTGTTACTTCTAAGAAAGTAGTAACTGCTCCTAAAGTTATTAAATCAGGAATCTCCAAAGGAGATAGTGGTAGACGTGATGCTGTAACACAAAAACTTGGTAGATTGAAACGTACTGGAAAAATTCAGGATGCTCAATCTGCTATTCTTGAAATAATCTCAAAAAAATAAAGGAAAAATAACATGGCACAACCAACAAACACCTTTGATACTTATGATTCAATAGGTATTAGAGAAGATCTACAGGATGTTATTTACTCTATTTCTCCAACTGAAACTCCATTTATGAGTTCAGCTGCGAGAGAACAAGTAAAAAATACATTCCACGAATGGCAAACTGATGCTTTAGCCGCTGCAGCAACTGATAATGCTGTTATAGAAGGCGATGAAGCAGGACTTGATGCAGTAGTAGCAACAGCAAGAATCGGTAATTATACACAAATTATGGATAAAACTGTTGTAATAACTGGTACTCAAGAATCAGTTGATAAAGCTGGTAGAGCAAGTGAACTTGCATACCAAATAGCAAAAAAATCCAAAGAGTTAAAAAGAGACATCGAGTCTACTTTATTAACTAACCAAGTAAGAGCAGCTGGTAATGCATCAACTGCAAGAACATTTGCTTCTATGGGTGCTTGGATTGCTACTAACGATTCACTAGGTGCATCTGGAACTTCTCCTACTGCAGCTGATGGATCTGATGCTAGAAACGATGGTACACAAAGAGCCCTAACTGAAGACTTACTTAAAACAGTAGTTAAAGGTTGTTGGACATCTGGTGGAAGTCCTTCTACTATCATGGTAGGACCATTCAATAAGCAAAAAATCTCTGCCTTCACAGGTGGATCTACTAGATTTGATGCTTCTGAAGATAAAACTCTTTACACTTCAATCGATGTTTACTCATCTGATTTTGGTGATTTAGAAGTTGTACCTAACAGATTCCAAAGAGACAGAGAAGCATTAGTGCTTGATATGGATTATTGGTCTGTAGGATTCTTAAGAGACTTCTCAATGCATGAACTAGCTAAAACTGGTGATTCAGAAAAAAGACAACTACTTGTTGAACTTACTCTAATCTCTAGAAGTGAAGCTGCTTCAGGTGGAGTTTTCGACTTAACTACTTCGTAATATTCTTTACGATAATATATAGGGGGGCAACCTCAAAATGCTCCCCTTGTATGAACCCTAACAATGAAGTATTAAGAGGTTAATAATACGGAACATATAAAGGAAAAAAAACATGAGAACATTAAACGACTATTTTATTACATCTGCAATACCAGATGTATCAGCAGCATCTTCTACTTTTGTAGTTGTACCTGATGGTGGGAAAATAATTAAAATATTTGCTCACAATTTAGCAACTACTACTGGAACAGCAGCTATTACATTTGAAATAGATGGCACAGCTTGTGCTACTGCAGCAATAAGTCATATCGCAGCAAGTTCAGCTGGAAAGCAATATACATCTTTGCCTTCAGCAACAAACAATGTTTTAGAAGGTTCGGTAATTGAAGCCATTACAAATGGTGGATCTACTAATGCTTCTAAAATGGAACTTACTTTCGTTATAAGAAGATAATTAAAACTAGGGGTGGAAACACCCCTTTAATAAAAGGAAAACATAATGGCACATAATTACGCACAAAGACATGGAACTGTATTAAAATTAACTTCAGGATCTTCTAGCTCTGCTAGTGCAGCTTTTGGAGCAAATATAAATTACATAAGAGTAGTAAGTACTATTGCTTGTCATATACATATAGCTGGAACTCCAGTTGCTGCAGTAACTACAAGTTACTTACCAGCAAATGAAGTTGAAACTATTAAAGTTTCAGAAGGTGAAAAAATTGCTGTACTAAGAGTTGGTGGTACAGATGGAGAATTATACGTTACACAATTAACTGAATAATGAGTATACTTAGAGAAAAATCTAAGGGAGACGGAGATTCTTACTATTTCGAACCAGATGGCAAGATGACAATAAAAACATCGCAAGATGTTGAACCTATTCTTAAAAAGAATAAGGCATTGTATAATCTTAATAGTGGTTACTCAGCAGGAAAAGAATTAAAACGTGTAGCAAGTATACCTAATATAGTTTTAACTATATGGGCTAAAGAATATAATGGCTCTAATAATTGGTATGCTATTCCTCAAATAGAAAGAAAAAAAATATTAAAAACTAAACTTAACAGTAGCGATTTTAGATATTTTAGAACAGCAGAAGGAAAAATTTAATGGCATTAACAAACTACTCAGAATTAAAAACATCAATTGCAAATTGGTTAAACAGATCAGATCTAACAGCTGAGATAGCTGGAGATTTTATTTCTTTAGCTGAAGCAGATTTTAATGCTAAGTTAAGAATAAGACAAATGGAACAAGTTGACACTATTACAATTGATAGTGAAACTGTTACTGTACCTACTGGTTTTATTGGAGTAAGATCATTTTATATCTTATCTGGTGGAAGTAAATATCATCTATCTTATATTACACCTGGTAATTTAATAACAACAAAAGGAGGATCTACTTCTGGTATACCAAGAACATATACAATAGAAGCTGATAATGGAACTGAAAAATTTAGATTTGCACCGACTCCTGACACAAGTTACACAGGGTATATACAATATTATAAAAACTTTACTGCTTTATCTGATAGTGATACCTCTAATTATATTCTGTCTAATCATCCTGGTATTTACCTTTATGGTAGTTTATATCACGCAAGTAACTTTATCGGAGGAATGGACCCCAATCAAATACAACAATGGTTAGGAATGTATTCAGCTGCTATGGAAAGATGTGAAAATAACGATAGACAAGATTCATATGGTGGTGCACCTGTTGTTCAAAGAACAGATGTTGGCACAGATTTATCATTTTATAGGAGAAAATAATGCAAGTACCTTTCGGTGAATGGTTACCTGATCAACCAGAACATTTAAATCCAGGAGCTAATGTAGCTAATAATGTTTATCATGCTCAAGCAACTTATAAAAGATTTCCATCTCTAGTTGATTACAGTAGTAATACTATTTTAGAAAACGCAAAAGGTGCTGGTTCTTTTAGAGATAATACAAATACAGTTTATAATTTTGTAGCTAATAAAAATACAATATATCAACTTGCTTCAGGTGCTTTTACTGATAGAGGTGCTGGAGGTCTTTTATTAACTACAGCTAAAGCTTCTTGTACAATTACAGTTACAGATTATGCCAATATTGGTGCTAGTAAAACTATTACCTTAACAAAAAATGATGCTTCAACTATTGTATTTACATCAGTTACAGGAGCACCTTCTACAAATGAATTTCAAGTACAAACTAATAACGATACAACTGCCACTAATTTAAAAACTACTATTAATGGACATGCTGATTTTACTGCAACTGTATCAACTAATGTAGTAACAGTAACAAGAGCTGCTGTAGGTAGAGATAATTTAACTAATGTTTCTTCTGATACTACAAGACTTACTACTACTAATTTTACTGGTGGAACTCCTTTAACAGGAGACAATACAGACTATATTACTTTTACACAATTTGGAAATTATATAATAGCAAGTAATGGTGTTGATGCACCTCAATATTATTTAATGGGAACGTCAACTAATTTTGCTAATTTATCTACAATAGTAACATCAGGTACAGCACCTACATTTAGATTGTCAGGAGTTGTTAGAGATTTTTTAGTTACTGGTAATATTGTTTCTAATACAAATAGAATACAAT